AACTCATGAACCGCCGATAAAGAAAACAGAAGAAAATAAACAAAGTTAAGAGAAAACTCTCCTTATAAATAAAATAAGGAGAGTTTTTTAATGTCTTCAGAACCAAATTCAAGAGAATCTTTAATCGAACATTGTTTAAGAACATTAGGTCATCCTGTAATACAAATCAATGTCGATCAACAACAATGTGAAGATCGTCTTGATGAGGCGTTACAGTTTTTTAGTGAAAGACACTATGATGGTGTTCAAAAAACTTATTTTAAATACGCATTAACAGATACTGATATTTCTAGAGGTTATATTGAACTTGATGATATTGATGCTCCAACAGGAGATCCAAATGATTCTCCAAAAGGAACAGATATCATCTCTGTTGTTAAAGTTTTTAGATTTGGAACTTTATCTGGTGTTAACATGTTTGATATTAGATATCAGTTAGCATTGACAGACTACTTTGGAATTAATCGTGGACTAAATGGAAGTCAATCAACTCCACTTGCTGGTTATGATGTAACAATGTCATATATTAGTCTTCTTGAACAATTCTTTAGTCCAGAAAAATCAATACGTTTTAGTAAAGTAACAAATCGAATTTATATAGATGCATTAGGTCAAGATATAGTTGCTGGACAGTATGTTGTTATTGAGGCATATGCAAATCTTGATCCTGATGTATATCCAAAAATCTACAATGATAGGCTCTTGAAGAAATATGTAACTGCTCTTATCAAAAGACAATGGGGAGCAAACATGGCAAAGTATGATGGAGTTCAATTGCCAGGAGGAATTACATTCAAGGGTGCTCAGATATATGCAGAAGCAATAGCAGAACTTCGTGAAATTGAAAATGAGTTTTATCTCACTCATGAACTTCCTACAGACTTTATGATTGGATAAACAATGGCAACAAATCCATACTTTCAAGAATACGAACCAGAAAGAACATTATTAAATGATCTAACCATCGAAACTATAAAAACGATGGGTAGAGATATGATCTATTTGCCAAGAGAATATTTTACAAGAGATCCAATCTTTGGAGAAGATCCGGCAGCAAAATTTAGAGATGGATATACAATTGAAATGTATATACAAAATGTGCAAAAATTTGATGGTGCTGGATATTTTGTAAATAAATTTGGAATTAATATTCAAGATAAAGTAACTCTTCAAGTTTCTAGAAAAAGATTTGAAGATGAAATTGCTACAAAAACTTCAGATATAACAGTTCCAAGAGAAGGTGATTTAATTTATTTTCCTTTCAATAAAAGTGTATTTGAGATAAACTTTGTTGAAGATAAAATTCCATTCTTTCAGTTTGGAGTATTGACAACTTATACTTTAATTTGTGAACTCTTTACTTATTCATATGAAGAAATTGACACTAGTATTCCTGATATTGATGATATTGCAAGTTCTAGATCATATAATCTTCTTAAACTTTCTATATCTGGATCTCCAATTATTGGACTTACTATGATTAATAAAGGAGAAACAGTATATCAAGTTAATGGAGTTACTGGAGCATCTTCAGTATTTGCAAATAGAACTGCAAGTGCTATAGTAAGTGATGTATATTCTGGTGGTCTACTACTAAGAGAAATGTCTGGAACTTTCCTTTCATCGAACAATTCAAGTCAAAGTATCAAGGGAGCAAGCACTGGAGCAGAGTTCTATGTTCTTGGTGTAACAGAAAGTAATATTATTCAACCAATAGATCCTATAAGTGGAATAATACAAGTTGAAAATGATTATTATGCAAAACAATCTGTTGAATTAAATTTTAGTAAGGATAATCCATTCTCAGAGGAATGCACATAAAATGTTTACTTCAACACAAGCATATTACAATAAATCTATAAGAAAAGCAGTTATTGCTTTTGGTTCTTTATTTGAATCAATTTATATAATTCGTAGTGATGAAAATGGTGACGAAGATAAAAAAATTCGTGTTCCCCTTGAGTATGGAAATAAAGAAAGATTTATATTATCAATAACAAAAGAAACAGCAGGAAGACTTCAAATATCTCTTCCAAGAATGGGTTTTGAAATGACAAGTATTCTTTATGATCCTGCTAGAAAAACAAACAGACTTAATTTAAAAACTTCTTATGTTGAAGGTGTCTATAAAAAGATGAAAGCAGAAGTTCCCTATAATATAGGATTTTCTCTTTATGTTTATACACGCCACATGGATGATATGTTACAAATTGTTGAACAGATTCTTCCATATTTTGCTCCCGAATATAATGTTACTATAAAAATGAATGATGTCCATCAAGAAGTAGATATTCCAGTAGTTTTGAATGGAGTTTCTATTAATGAAAATTTTGAAGGACCAATAGAAACAAGAAGAACATTAATTGGTATGTTAGATTTTACAGCAAAGATAAGCATTTATCCAGAAGTATGTGGATCTACTGGCGGAATTATTGAAAGATCTGATATTAACTTTTATGAAAAATCTTGTATTGGTCCTTCAAATTACGCTGGAGATATTGGTTATACAGGAGACAGTATTACTGGATCAATTACAGGAGTTACAGGAGATTGGCCACCATGATTGAAATGAATAAATCCTCAGACGAAAAAATATCAAAAGCATTGGATGTAGTATTTGAACCAGAAACAAAAATTCAAAAAATAGAAAATACAATCAAAGAAGTTCAAATAAAAAGAAAAGATCAGATCAAGCAAGATTATAATAGTGCAAGAAAGAACATGAAAGATCTTATAGGCATTGGATTTGATGCCATTGATGGGATCATGAAAGTTGCTGATGCTGGAGATTCACCAAGAGCATATGAAGTTGCTTCTATTCTTATTAAGACTGTAAGTGAATTAAATACTGATCTTATGGAACTTCATAAATCTACTTCAGATGCTTTATCTGGAACTAAAATAGTTAAGAACACAACAAACAATTCTATTTTTGTAGGTTCAACAAAAGATTTACAAAATATAATAAATCAATCTAGAAGTCAACTAAAACATCTTAATCATGAAGAAGAGGTTCAATGACCGCTAGAAAAAATGATGGATATCTTGGAAATCCAAATCTAAAACCAGTAGGAGTTCAACAACAATTTACACCTGAACAAGTTCAGGAATATGTAAAGTGTTCAAATGATCCTTTATATTTTATTAAAAAATATGTAAAGATTGTTTCACTTGATAAAGGTTTAGTTCCTTTTGACATGTATGATTTTCAAGAAGAATTAATTGATATACTTCATGAGAATAGATTCGTTATAGGTAAACTTCCTCGTCAGGTTGGTAAAACGACAACAGTTGGTGCATATCTTTTACATTATGTTCTTTTTAATCAGAACGTAAATATTGGAATTCTTGCAAACAAACAATCTACTGCTATGGAAATTTTAGGAAGAATTCGTATGGCATACGAGTATCTTCCGAGATGGTTACAGCAAGGAATTATAGAATGGAATAAAGGTTCTATTCATCTTGAAAATGGATCAAGAATTATAGCAGCAGCAACTTCATCATCTGCAATTCGTGGTTGGTCGTTCAATTGCATTCTACTTGACGAATTTGCCCACGTTCCAACACAAATTGCAGAAGAATTCTTTACCTCAGTATATCCAACTATTACTTCTGGTCAATCTACTAAAATGTTTATCATTTCAACTCCAAATGGATTGAATATGTTTTATTATTATTGGAAGGGAGCAATCAATAAACAAAATGGTTATTTCCCATTTGAAGTTCATTGGAGTCAGGTTCCAAAGTATCCAGGTGGTCCACTAAGAGATGATAAGTGGAAAGAGGATATGATTAAGAAAACTTCTGAGAAGCAATTTCAGCAGGAGTTTGAATGTGACTTTGTAGGTTCTTCCAATACACTCATATCATCACAAAAATTACATAGTTTAGTTTATACAAAACCTTTAATACGAACAAAAGAGGGTATGTGTATTTACGCTGAACCTATAAGAGCAGACGATGATAAAGTTAAGGATGATCACATCTATGTTATGGTTGTTGATGTTGCGAGAGGTCAGGGAAAGGATTATAGTGCATTTGTATTAATTGATGTGACTGAGTTCCCTTATAAAACTATTGCAACATACAGAAACAATACAGTATCTCCACTTTTATATCCTTCTATTCTTAAAACTGTTGCAAGAAAATATAATAATGCTTACATTTTAGTCGAAAGTAATGACATTGGCAGTCAAGTTGCTGATATTTTACACACTGATCTAGAATATGAAAATTTAATTAAAACTGCCATGATGGGTAGAAAAGGTCAAACAATCACAGAAGGTTTTGGAGCAGGAAAGGTTAGTAATCTGGGTGTACGATCATCAGTTGCTACCAAAAAAGTTGGTTGTTCTGTTCTTAAAAATCTAATAGAAGAAGATAAATTAATTATAGAAGATGCAGATTTAATTTCTGAATTAACTACCTTTGTATCTAAGAAGCAGAGTTTTGAAGCAGAAGAAGGTCATAATGACGACCTTGTTATGTGTCTTGTATTATTTGCATGGTGTACGAGACAAGACTTTTTTAAGAATCTTACAGACATGGATGTTCGTCTTGCCAT